TCATATTTTGCAGATTCAATTGAAGCTCCTCCAGATTGAGCGCCTCTTACTGAAGCCTCATAAGCATCTCTGTATGCGACTGGGTTTGGTGGCACAACTACAACATTATACCCTTTATTCTTTGCAGTCTTTACCATCAATTCGGTATTTTTTTCAACTACTTGAGGGCTTCCATAATCATTAGTTCCATATGCTATGACTACAGTTTTACCTGACCCAGGTGATGCTCCACTTCCAGGATCTACTGGAGGTTCTGTACCTGGTGGAGCAACTTCCTCCGCTTGGGCTACCTGAACTGTTTGAGATCCAGAAGCATAATTTTCAAATCTAGCAACAACAGAATCAAATTTATTCAAAACTTCTGTCATTGATAAAGTAGACCCCGCAGCCGCTGCTTGCGCTTTTTGTTGTGCCTCTTGTTGTTTTAATTTTTCTTTCGCTTTTTCTTTAACAGAAGGTTCATTTCCAGAAAGTCCTCTTGCTGCTTCATATCCTCTATCCGCAAGATAACCTCCTAAGAAATTACCTGCCATACTTCCAACAACGAAACCTAAACCAGGAACGGGAATTAGTGCCTGTCCAATAGCACCTCCCAACATACTTCCTGCAAGAGCACCGCCTGCACCAGCTGCAGCCTTACCAGCGGATTCCCCTTCAGCAAGACCCGTAGCAAAATCCAATCCAGCAAAAATTGCATTTGCAATTCCCAATGCTTTCAGTCCACCTAATTTGACCATCGGGCCTTTTGTTGGAACTACTTTTGGTGGTTTTGCACTTTTAGATCCTCTTCCCCCGCCAAACATATTTCCAACTAAGCCTGCTGCATCAAGAGCACCACTCGCAACAGCAGATAATAAATTTCCAGGTCTGCCGAAAGTTGAAGCTACATTAATATTTGATATTTCTTTTAATTTTCTTTTTGATGGTAGTTTGATACCTTGAAGATTAGTAACTTCAACATCCATAAATCTCAAAAATCCTTGAAAGGATGATTGAGTACTTCTCATTGTAGACGCACTTCGTCTAATTGGAACAATATTGTTTAAGGCAGAAAAGAATGGTGATGAATTAATAGCCATTTTTAATCAACCAAGTTATAAACTACTTTTGAATATAATGTGAGAAAATTGTCATGATTTGTTGATGTGAGAAACGGAGTCGAAGCTCCACCCTTACTCAGAATAGGAGGTGCGGCTACTTGAGACCCAACTGGAGTTGATTGTGATTGCGGAGAACTCATGTTCATTGGAACCACATTAACCTGTGGTTTTGATTGTGTTGCTGCTGGTTGAGAAACTGACCGTGCAAGTTGTTGTTGAGTTGTTGATTGTGTTGCCGCAGGAGTTACTACTGGAGGAGTTGTAGTAGTTGCAGCCCGTGTTGATGGTGATGCTCCTTGTGCTTTCAATCTTTCTGCATATACCTTTTGAAGTCCCTGTAATTTTTTAACTGGTTGTCCATAATAACTTGCACCGGTAGCTGTTGGGAATGAAGCCCATTCTGGAGATAATGCAGCAGCTACTCTTGGACTTAACCCTTCTTTTTGTAGGAGTGATTCCAATTCAGTTTCATCTTTAACTTTTATTCCAGCTTGATTTAGTCTTTTTATCGTCAATCTAACCGCACCCGCATCTTGTCTCTCTGGAGTCATTGCTCCACCACCAACACTAGCCCAGGTTCCAGGCATGAATTGGTAACGACCAAATGCAGCACTAGCGTATCCCCCACTTCTGATAACTTTGTCGGGATGTTTACTTAAATCTGCAGTTTGACTTCCTCCAAAATGTGTGTTATATCCTTGATTTGCGTATTTTGAAGTTCCTTCTGCGTATGCGATTGTATCCAATAATGATCTTGTAGCAGTACCAGCAGGCCCTTGTGCTCCAGGACCTGTTGCGGATGGACTAGGGGCTCCTGGACCTGATGGTGTAGGGGTTGGTTCTGGTTGGGTTACTTGTGACTTTCCAGGTTTCGCTGGTGAAGTTCCTCCTCCTCTACTCGCTAAATTTTGAATAGCTTTATCAAATCTATCTAATATTGCATTGAATCTTTCTAACAGAGGTCCGGTCAACCCCTCCCCAGTCTCAGTTTGTACTGGAGCTACTTGACTACCATCACCAGCATCCAACATTCCACTTACAATTCTTGATCCCAACATTCCAGCACCACCAACAGCACCAGCCATGCCAATCATTTTTAACATTCCTGACCTACTGGGCATACTTCTTCTTAATGGTCCACCAGGAACTTTGACATCAACATCTATTCCGGAACCACCTGGAGATGCTTTTGGTAAATTTGATAGTTGTTCAACAATTCTTACGATTGTTTGTCTAATTGTTCTTGCAACTTGAAAGGTCTCACTAAAGACTTCTTGAAGAGCTTTTAAATTATCACCTAATTTTTTTACATTCCTACGATCTCCCAGAAATTGAATATATCCTATTGCTTGATTATATAATTTTAAGAAGTTTTCAAGAATTTTATTAGGCATATCACTATCAATGCCTTGTAATTTTTGTTTGTATTCTTCTTGTTGACTCTGAAATTTATTTGTAATGAATTGTTGAACGTTTTGATTTATACCTTGTACCTTACTTTCTACATTATTAAGGATATTTGTAGAAAGAGTTTTAATTATTGATCCGAGATCGGGGACTTTTGGTGCAACCGCTGCAGCACCACGTTGGAACCCTACAATTTTATTTGCAGCTGAAGAAACAATAGAAGTTCCTAGTGGAGAACCACCAGAAATAAAGTTCATTGCACCACCAATTGATGCAGGTCTTTCTGCAACTCCTACACTTGGATTAATTGCTGGTTTAATTGCCACGATTTGCTGCCTGTTGTGCCTTTAAGTTTTCTTCTTCAATATGTTGTTTCAACAGAGTAAGATAGATATCTCTCTCCCAAGGCATTAAATTTTCAATCTCAGTCAAAGAATATTTATGGAACTGCATGAGAGCAAAATTAATTCGAAAATATGACTCAAGATCAATATGAGCCATAATTAACCGAAAAAACTTGTTAGTCCCTCCAGAGTCACTATATTTTCAACTTTTGTTTTGGGATTGATTACTTTAAATGTATGTGAAAGTTTTGGCATAGTTTCAAAGAATTGTTCAATTTTTTTGAACTGGTCGGCATTCATACTTTCAATAAATTCAATCAATTCTTTTTTAGTGCAATCGGAAGCTGCCCACGCTTCTTCGGAAGTAAAAATAGTTTCAATACAAGATGAAATAATGTCAAATGACCTTTCAATAGTTGAAACAGATTCTTGAGTTGTAAAATCAAAATTATTTTTAATGAACTGATCTAAAGATGGATACCGCATCTTAATAACGATTTGATCGTCAAGTCTTATTTCTGGTGTATGTTCTGGATCTTTTTGGACTTGGACTTCATCCACATATACCTTTACTGGAACTTCAGTCTGATTATCATCGGAACATGTTACAACTAGATCAATAGCTTCACCAACAGATTTTCCACGAACATTCAAGAAAATATACTCAATATCAAAAGAAGGTAAATCCTCTACTTTAATTCCCTTAGTTAAAATACAATCTTTTAGAACAGATTTAATTGCTAAAGTAATTTGTTTTGTATCTTGACTTTCTAGAGCCAAGATTAAAACTTTTTCTTCTTTAACTAAAAATGGTCTGTATTTAATCGTTTTTCCTGTAGATGGCAACTCAAGTTCATAAGTTGGAGTCGCAATTTTTGGTAATGGCATATTAATGATGTAATCAGTTAAAATTATTTAGAGGGGTTTAAAAAAGAAGGTCTGAGGTATCACCCCAACTATAACTGGGAGTTGCGAATAACGAAGGTTCACTATTACTCTGTGCCCAATCTGGAAGAGTAGCAGAATTGTTTGTTGGTTGGGGTTGTTTGAATTCTGCAGAACCTGTTCCCTGATGATTCAAAATAACATATCTGTCATAGTTAAAAGTAACTGTTGTTTTCGTGATAGTACTTCCTTCATAAGTAACTGGAAGTGCTGTTAATTGTGTTGGAAAAGCGTTAACAAAATAATATGTTAACATTGAAGGAGTTCTTACTACGTCCTTCATTGGGCTCATATGTGTGTCTCTTTCAAACTTTGTTACTGCTAAAGGTCTTTTATAAGTATTTGGATATCT